ACAACTGCAATCGCGGCAGACACCGACGGTGATGGTTCGATCAGTGTTGAAGAAGCAAATGATGCTGGGCTCACCGACAACGATGGTGACGGGGCTTGGGATCAACTAAACGGATAGGTGAAACATGAATTTTGATTTTTATGGTACCGAGGTTGAGGCGGATGAGTATTTCCGCCACCGGCTTCATTCAGAGTGTTGGTTCGACAACTCCATGTTGGATCGAAAGAAAGCTCTCATCGGTGCCACCCGTATCATCGACACACTGTGTTACAAAGGGGTCAAACACCCTTTGTACATGTTGATGGAATCTCAAGTCGACGACAAAAGGAAGTTCTTCCGATTCTTTAATTCGTTCCGTTTTGAGATGATGGAACGTTTCACGCCCGAAGAATTACAAGCCGCCGATGACGCTCAAGCAAATGAGTTCCCTCGCGGCAGAGACACCGTTGTACCGCAGAACATTATCATTGCGAACTATGAGATCGCATTCAATCTGCTCGACGGTAAAGACCCAGAGATAGAACTAGAAAACCTAGGTATCTCTTCTCAAGGACTTGAAAGTGTTCGAACTACTTACGCTCGATCTCAAGTCCCAATCGAACATATTGTCAATGGTGTCCCCAGTGCAGCAGCTTGGCGACTCATTGCCCCATTCCTCCGAGAGGATATGGCAATCACCCTCCAACGGGTGAGATAAACCACGTCGTACTCGTCCGGCTTTTAGACGAGGATGGTCACTCCCAGAGAACCTTGACTCTGGAGATACCTTTACTTCTATCAAGGGTAACGGAGAATGCACCAATGCGTTCAAGTTTAAATCGTTTTTTGTTTTCTTTTGTTCCTTCATCAAACCCACTAGTAGTAGGTTACGACGATGCAGGAGCTAGTGGTGGTGACGCAGGCTCAGCCGGCGATCAAGGTGCGGATAGTTCTGCGGGTGCAAACCCTCCGGGCGACGGTGCTGGCGATGGCGGTGATGGTGGCGGTGCCGGTGGCGGTGCTGGTTCTACAACACCTCCAAGCAACGATACTGGAGAGACTGGACAAGTCTTCACCCAGACACAATTAAACGAGATTTTGGCAAAGGAACGACGCAAGACCCAACGGGAATTGTCGGAAGTCCAGACCCAACTCCAGACGCTTGAGCAAACTGCTCAGTTGACAGAACAACAGCGAGAAGAACTCGCCAAGTCGCGTCAGCAACTGGAACAACAATTGATGTCGAAAGAACAGTTGGCCGCTAAACAGCGGAAGACTCTTCAAGAAAAGCACGCTCAAGATTTGGCAGCTGCCAACCTTCGAGCTGAGCAAGCAGAAGCGAAATACGCCGATGCTACAATTCGTCGTCAATTGACAGACGCAGCCGTGGAAGCAGATGCTTTCAACCCGAGCCAAGTAGTGGCTCTCTTGCGAAACGGCACGGAATTAGTCGATGGTAATCCTGTTGTCACGATGGAAATCATCGGGGCAGACGAGAAGCCTACTAAGATTGCCGTGTCGCCCGTAGAGGCTGTTAAGCAAATGTCAGAAATGACAACTGAATACGGCAACCTGTTTCGCAACCATGTGGTTGGTGGAATCGGTGGCGGTGCAACTGATGGCTTCAAGCCCCAGACGGGTAAACTCGACGTGTCCAAGATGTCTCCCCAAGAGTACATCGAGGCCCGTAAAAGCGACCCGAAATCTGTTGGCCTAGGGTAAACCTACCAACATCTGAGTAGTCTCAACGTCGAGGCTACTTCTACAATCTGTACGTTTTGAAAGAATTCAAATACGATGCGAAACTTAGATGAATTATCGTTGCTTATTGCTGTAGCTACTCTTACTGCAGCCCCTCTTACTGTTGGTTACGACGGTGGAGAAGGTAATAGCAACGATGCCTACGTGCCAGAGCACTGGGCAATGGAATCACTTGTGATTCTTGAAGAGTCCATGGTTATGAGTAAGTTGGTCCACCGTGACTTCAACGATCAAGTAGCCCAGTACGGCGACATTGTTAACACACGTCAGCCAAACAAATTCTTGTCTGGTCGTAAGACCGACGTCGACATGGTCGATGAGCAAGACGCGATCAGCCGGAACGTTCAAGTTCCTCTTGATCAACACCACTACGTTTCTTTCATCATCAAAGATGGTGAAGCTTCGTTGTCCTTCAAGGACTTGGTGGCCACTTACCTTAAGCCAGCTATCCAAGCTGTCGGTCGTGGCGTAGACCGTTCTGTCAGTGGACAGATGCACAAGTTCATCGATTGCCCATCTGTTGGTCGACTTGGAGGCTTCTCAGCCGCTAACGCTCGAACACAGCTTACGGCAGCCTTGGAAACTTTGCGTCGAGCAAACGTTCCTCAAGAAGATCTTCGCTTGATCTTGTCGCACCAGAGTCAGACCAGCTTGCTGAACACTGACTTGTTCGTTGCGATGGACCAGTCGGACGATTCTGACGCGTTGCGTAACGCAATGATCACTCGCTTGTTCAACTTCGATATCTACGGTGCGAATAACGTTCCGTGTGTATCTGATCTTGATACAGACGTTGTTCGGGGCGAGGTCACAGACCCGCAAACTCCGGGACAGCCTCCTGCGAGCATGGCCGTAACCATCGCTGGTTACGAAGCACGCGTCGGCGACTGGGTAGTTGTGGCTGGTAATGACCAACCACAATACATCACTGCAGTAACTGCAGGTGGTGGTGCTACTACAGACGTGACCCTTAACGTCCCGATGAAGTTTGCTACGGCAGCTGGTGCGGAGATCAAGGTCTACCGTTCACTAACAGCTACCAATGCTTACGGCGTTGGATTCTCTAAGGAAGTTTCGGTTTCCGGTTTCACTAATGCACCACAAGACGGTCAAATGATCGCCACTGGTAGTGGAGCAACTCGGAAGATCTACACGATCATCGAATCGCGTACTGATCCAACCAATGCGGCTAACCGATGGATCCTCTTGGATCGACCTCTTGAGGCCCCAATCGCCCAGAATGACTTTGTCTTCCCGGGTGTTGCTGGTTGCTTCAACTTAGCATTCCATCGTAACGCTTTGGCGTTCGTTAACCGTCCATTGGCGACTCCACCACCTTCGGCTGGTGTTATGTCTGCTGTTGCTGAATACAACGATCTTTCGATCCGTATCACAATGCAGTACGACTCAAAGTGCCAAGGTACACGGGTAACCTGTGACTTGCTCAGTGGTGTTGCACTGTTGGACAAGGAAATGGCTTGCTTGTTCTACGGCTAAACGATCGTGGTGCATAGCCACAATCCTGTACCGCTCGAGAGGGCGGTACTTTTCTCTCGCCCCTAGACTCTGTTCGGAGGTAACATGAACCGATCGCATAATTTACTCTTGCGAAATGTAATGTACCAGTTCAAACGGCAGTATGGGCAAATGCCTGTCGACCTTTATAAGTACCATGGTTCAGATGTAGATCTGAAAACTGGTAATGAACGACTCAGTAAAGACTTACACCGTTTCAAACGTGGGGTTGTTATCCCAGCTCGCTTGTCACGAAACGTAGTCCAAACTGTTTCCAAGGTTGCCGCAGCTCGCGATTTCATTTACGGCGGTACTTACGACCGTCGAACACGTGTCTTCATCCTTGAACGACGCGACGTTGAAAAAGGCCTTGAAATTAGTTTGGACGACTGGATCGTCTATCGAGGTCGTAAATACGAAATCAAACATTTCGACGAATTTGAATTCGACGCTATCTGGGTAATCATCGGTCACGCCCTTCAAGGCGAAGTGCCCGAGCAGATTTTCCAAGAACGTATCGATCAAAGATGGACTACCCTGACGGGAGATTTTAATGTCAGTTGACACTAGAAACTTAACCCGTTGGGTCCACGCATCACTCGCCAGTTACTTCAAAGCTCGCTTTGAGTCTTCTGGGTTCGAATCTCTTATTGAGGGTATCGAACAGAGAGATGAGGAATTCGAAAAAGCAGATGATAAGTTTGAGTTCCGTGTGAACGGACCCTACATGTTTTCTCCAAACGCCATAGATACAGCTCGGGTGTTTATCAACGTCCTAGTCACATCGAATATGGGCCGCAAAGGAAAAAACAAATACGTCTACTTTGACATGCTGGGGATCGCCCACGAAGCTATCCAAGACAGGATTCCTATTCTACGTTGTGGAGACGGTGAAGCCGACGACGGATCAACCTTAGGTTGCCTTCGCCTGATTACCGAACGCAGTCTAGGGGTGAGAGTAATTAACTTTAGTCAGATTGACCCTACTGATAGGGTCAAACAAGGTATGGTGACAGCAAGTTTCGATATAGACTTGTTCTAACCCTAACTAGGAGAAGCCAAATTGGCAAGAATCGATTTGAGAGATGCTAGTATCTATCTCCGCTCCGGCTTAGCCGGTACCGGACAGGTAGATAATGCTGCAGGACTCGTCGAAGGTGAAACCACCGTCGCGATTGACGCTGTAGCTCTCAATACACTTACGCCTCAGGTAGTACCTGTAGGTGCTCGCTTCACTGTTGCAGGTGAAGGGCCAGATGCTAATGGTCGTCAGATAACGCATGTCGTTACTGCTGTCTCAACAACACCGGAAGTCGCAGCTCAGGCTGGTCCTCCACTTGTTCCAGCAGTACCAGCGTTTACAACTGAGATCACTTTCTCGCCAGCTATTGCCCCAGTCTCTGCTATTGCAGATGATGCTGCGATTACTTTCGTAGGGCAACAGATCGAGGTACGTATTGGTGAGGGCAACCTCACTTACACAGAAGCCGTCGAATACGAGTATGAACTCGATCGCGGCCAGTTGGATAGCGTCCGAGAGGGCGACGATCAACCAGTTCAAGTTAACTTGAACTTTGTTTATGAATTTGTTCGAACAGGAACCAATGAAGTAATCTCGCCTGTCGATGCCCTTAAGGGTATTGGTGGTGCTGCAGATTGGATCAGTGCTTCCTCGGACCCTTGCCAACCGTACGCGGTTGACTTGGTAATTGAACATGAAGTGGGTTGTTCAGGCACGACAGTACAACGGGAGATTACAACTTTCCCAACGTTCCGACGTGACTCACTGGCGTTTGACCTTGATGCTGCGTCTATCGCAGTTACTGGGCGTGCGTTGGCAACTGAAGCAGATGTACGCCGTGTCGACTAAGACATGGTACTGATACTGGCAGGTAGCCCTACCATTGGTTGGGCTACATGTCAGATTTTATTCACGGGAGAAACAAACTATGAAAATTGCTGGTAAAGAAATCACCAAAGCAACCGAGGACGTGTTGGTATTCCCACGCGGTACCTCAGATCCAATCGTCTTTAAGAGTCGGTCGATTGAAACCTTCGAACCTTTCACTGTCATGTGTCCAAGTCCTAAGGTACCAATGGTCTTAACGCCTAAAGGTAACAAAGAGGACTACGATGACGTAGGCTACCAACAACAGATGGAAGCCTACGCGATCAAGAGACTTGGCTGGACCGTGATCAAGACACTAGAACCTTCGGAAATCGAATGGGATATTCTTGATCTCGAAAAGCCTGAAACTTACGGTAAGTGGGAAGAAGAATTCCGCGAAGCTGGTTTCACCGTCGGCGAGATCAATCGTATCTTGGCCTTCGTCGTCGAGACCAACAGCCTCAGTGAGGCAAAGCTGAAGCAGGCCCGTGCGGATTTTCTACGCACTCAGGAGGCGGCTCAGCTACCCTGATGATTCCAGAGTTCCGTACTATGCAGTACGCGATCTATAGAGCCTGTGAAAGGTTCCAAGTCACGCCTCCGGG